GACTGGCAGCACATGACCAAGTTAGTGACTCACCTACAAATAATTTTGCAGTCGCAAATCCTTTAGATAGTTCTTATTATATGGGAAGTGAAACATTTTCTGAGGGTAATTTACAAATGACTTTAGGTTCTAGTGTTGGTGGTTTAGCTACTATGGGAATTACGTCAGGTAAATGGTATGCAGAATTTGAAGTGCATAGTGGTTCTACTACCTATTTTATATTAGGTATATATGGCGACCAACCAACTGCCACAACACATTATGTTGGTCAATCTGCAAATAGTTATGGTTATTATGCTGACACTGGTCAATCGTATAATAATTCAAGTGCATCTTCTTATGGAAATTCTTATACTGTAAGTGATGTAATTGGTGTTGCTGTTGATTTAGATAACAATAAGTTATACTTCTCAAAGAATGGTACTTTTCAAAATAGTGGCGACCCTACAAGTGGGGCAAGTGGCACTGGTGCTATATCAATAAATCCAGTTTCTAGCACAGGACTAGGTGCATATTTTATAGCATCTTCAAGTGGGAATTCATCCCCCTCAAGTCATACTATTAATTATAATTTTGGACAAGATGGAACTTTTGCTGGTAACGTAACTGCTGGTGGTAATGCAGATGGTAATGGGGTAGGTAATTTTAAATATAGTGTACCAAGTGGGTACTTGGCACTTTGTACAAAGAATTTAGGGAGTTAATATGGCAACACCAACAATACCAAATGGCGAAGAACATTTCTTCAATATTTTATATAATGGCAACGGCGGGGGGCAACGAATCGGTAAGTTCGTACCTTTTACAGATAATGGCACGATTGCTAATAGTGTTATATTTAACAGTCCAGATGATCCTAAACTTGGTAAGACTTTTTCGGGTGCTGGAACAAATACAACTTGGACATTTAGTTGTTGGATTAAATTAGGCATTGATACCTCCAATGGTAGAAGAATGATATTTTCTGCTGGTAGTGCTGGTAGTGAATTTGGTGGTGCTGAATTAAGTTCTACTGGTGACAACAGTTTAGAATTTTATAATTATTCTGGTGGTGCATATGCTTGGAGATTACAAACCAATAGAACACTAGAGGATAGAAGTAAATGGTATCATTTGTTATTTGTATCTGATACCACGAACTCTACTGAATCCGATAGGGCAAGAATATACATTGACGGAGACAGAGTTACAAGTTTTGCAACAGCAAGTTATCCATCACTAAACTATGCAGGTAATTATTGGATGGGTACAACAGAACATGAAATAGGCACTTCAATATTTACAACACAAAACTTTGATGGATATATGGCAGAGGTTAATAATGTTGATGGAAGTGTTGTTTTACCATCAACCTTTGGCGTCACCGATACAAGTTCGGGGCGTTGGGTCCCGAAAGCATTAACAGGTATCACTTACGGAACTAATGGATTTAGATTACAGTTTGGATCATCAAGTAATTTTGGTGATGATACTAGTGGTAACACGAATGATTTTAGTGTTTCAAACCTTGTAGCTTCAGACCAGACCACCGATAGTCCCACCCAGAATCATGCGACTATGTATCATGTCCAAGCGGATGGAAACCCTACTTTTTCTGAAGGTAATTTAAAAATTTCGAAAAATACTAATGATGGTAAATATGGTAGTGGTCGGTCAACTTTACGATTAGACCCAAAATCATCAACTGGATATTATTGTGAGATTACTTGTGATAGTGTTCAAGCTGCTGCTGGTAATGGATATGCTTTAGGTGTGGTTGATGTAAGAGCAGATTATGTAAGACAAAACAGTTCAAATTTATTACTTGGAGTGGGTAATAATATTTTAACAACAGAAGATAGTTATATAGTAAGAGAAGTAAATGGTGTCGATAGTGGTACAGGAACTAATGCTAGTTTAAGTCCTGGTTTTGCAACAAGTGATGTTATGCAAATAGCTTTTAAAGAAGGCAAGGTTTGGATTGGTAAAAACAATACTTGGTATAATTCTGGAAACCCAGCTAATGGCACTGGTTTTTTTGTACATTTATCAAATGAAACTTTCTATCGTTTTTACCTATCAGTTTATGGCACTGCTTTAGGAGCACAAACTGGAACATTTAATCATGGTCAAAAATCTTTTACCTACACCCCACCAACTGGTTTTGTTGGGTTAAATCAAGACAACATGTCTTCGACAGATAAAGGTATAACTGGTATGGCTTGGATTAAAGGCAGAGATACAACTTACAATCATTTACTTATAGACAGTTCAAGAGGTGGAAATTCACAATTACAACCTAATTTAACTAATGGTACACTAACCCAACTAGATATGATACAAAAATTTTTAGTTGGTGGATATTCAGTTGAGGATTTTGCTAATTTAAACACATCTGGTCAAAGTTATGTGGGATGGAACTGGGTAGCAAATGGTGGTACCACAGCTACAAATACAACTGGTGCAATTACCTCTACTGTCCAAGCAAATACAACTGCAGGTTTTTCAATAGTAGAATATACTGGAACTGGTGGAGCAGCTTCAGTTGGACATGGCTTATCTGCTGCACCAGAGTGGATGATATTTAAAGATAAAGGAAATTCAACTGCTTGGAGATGTTATCATAAATCTCTAGGTGGTATAACAAAATACATAGTGTTAAATACTACTGCTGCTGTAGCAACTGCATCTATGTGGGGTGCCCCCACAGCTTCAGCTTTTATTATTGGTGGTACTGGTTATGAAGTAAATGAAAGTGGTAATAATTACATTGCGTACTGCTGGCATTCGGTGGATGGCTTTAGTAGATTTGGTAGTTACGAAGGAAATAATAGTGCAGATGGTCCGTTTGTTTACACAGGTTTTAAACCAGCTTTTGTAATGATTAAAGATATGGACAACACAAGAAGTTGGGTAATTATTGATTCTAGAAGAGACACTTTTAATCCAACTGATAAAGGTTTATTTCCTAATGACTCTGCTGCCGAAGCAACAGGTAATACTTGTGATTTATTATCTAATGGATTTAAACCAAGGTCAACTGGTACATCAATGAATGCAAGTTCTACATACATTTATATTGCATTTGCTGAACATCCTTTCGTTGGGGACGGAACAAACCCTGTGACTGCGAGGTGACATGCCTTTAATTCGTATACCTTTTAAGGGTGGTTTTAACAAACAAATAACACAAAGTGAAGCATCTAACCAATGGACGGATGGTGATTTTGTTCGCTTTCGTTATGGCGAGCCTGAAAAAATAGGTGGGTGGCAACAAGCTGTGGCTACAACAATGCCTGGTGTAGCCAGAGCAACACACATTTGGACAGATAGGGATGGAACAGAATACATAGCTATAGGTACAAGTAAAGGTTTATTTATATTTTATGGTGGTGGTATTTATGATATTAGTCCACTTGAAACTGCAATAACAGGTTTGACTTTTACCTCCACAAATGGTTCCGCAACAGTAACAGTAAACAAAACTTCTCATAATTTAAAAGCAGGTGAGTTCGTTGTATTTTCATCAGTTACAATGCCTGGTAGTGGCACAGGATTTACAGCCGCTAATTTTACTGACAACCCTTTTCAAGTTATTACAGCAACGTCGAATAGTTTTACAATTACCATGCCCTCAAATGAATCAGGTGCAGGAATTACAGCAGCAGGTTCGGGAACAGTACAATCTTATTTTCCTGTTGGTTCAGCAACACAGACTCTTGGTTTTGGTTGGGGTACAGGAGTCTGGAATGGTTCTACTGCTTGGGGTTCAGCAACCTTAGCTTCAGCTACAAGTTTAGAACCAGGCAATTGGTCGTTAGATAACTATGGAACAATACTAGTAGCAACAATTAAAAATGGTGGGACATTTGAATGGAACCCAACAAGTGGTGTTGCAACAAGAGCAACTTCAGTAAGCACAAATCCAACAGCAAGTGTAATGACAATTGTATCGGATACTGATAGACACTTAATTCATTTAGGAACAGAAACAACAATTGGTTCGATTAACACACAAGATAAAATGTTTATACGTTTTTCTGATCAAGAAGATAGAACAGACTATGTGCCTGTTTCAACTAATACTGCAGGGACCTTTCAATTAGACAGTGGTTCTAAAATAGTAAGCGCAGCAAGAGGTAAAGATTATATTTTTATCGTTACAGATACATCTGCTTATATTATGCAGTTTGTCGGACCACCTTTTACTTTTTCAATTAGACAAGTGGGTTCAAACTGTGGCGCTATGTCACAGCATTCACTAGTGCATGTGGATGGTATTATGTATTGGATGGGTAAGTCTGGTGGTTTCTATGCGTATGATGGTGGTTCAGTAAAAAAACTTACCTGTTCTGTTGAAGATTTTGTATTTACAACTCAAACGGATGACGATTTAGGATTTAATTTTGGTCAAAGTGAACAAGTATTTGCAGGATACAATACTTTGTTTACTGAAATTAATTGGTTTTACTGTAAAGATGGATCAACACAAATAGATCGATGTGTAACATTAAATTATAGAGAAGGTTTATGGACGACAAGTTCTTTAGCACGAACTGCATACAGTGATAAGTATGTATTAGATAATCCATATGCAACAGAATATAATGTTACAGGATTACCATCAATATCTATTAATGGTATTACCAATGAGTTTGGTGCAGCTATATTATACAAACATGAAACAGGTAATAATCAACTGGATGTGGTTGGGAACAAAACACCTATAAATGCATTTATAGAATCAGGTGATTTTGAAATGCCTATGGAAGGTAGTGCAGGTGAGTTTTTTGTAAAAATAAGAAGATTTATTCCAGACTTTGGTAAGCTTGATGGTAATGCTCAGATAACAATAAGTTTAAAAGACTTTCCATCAGAAACTGAAGCGTCTTCACCGCTTGGACCTTTTACTATTACATCTAGCACAAAAAAGGTTGACACAAGGGCACGAGGTAGATTAGCATCGTTAAAAATAGAAAACACTTCCACAGATGAATCTTGGAGATTTGGTGCGTTCCGAGCTGATGTACAACCTGATGGAAGAAGATAAGGAGTAAAAATGCATTATACAGCAAGACTAAAAAAAGTTATTAAAGGTCTAAAAAAGGCAACTAAACTGCATGCACAACAAGCAAAGATTTTAGAAGCCATTGAAAAGGATCAAAGACTTAGATATAAAAAGAAACCAAAATAATGGTTAAAAAAGATCCAAAAGTAGGGACAGGTAAAAAACCTAAAAAATCAGGTAGAAGATTATATACTGATGAAAACCCTAAAGATACGGTAAGTATAAAATTTGCTACGCCTACTGATGCAAGAAAAACTGTGGCTAAGGTAAAAAAAATAAATAAACCCTATGCACGTAAGATACAAATTTTAACTGTGATGGAGCAAAGAGCTAAAGTTATGGGTAAAACACAAGT